TAAAGGCAGTCTTTGGAGTTGGTATATTAAACTTTTCGAATAACAATGCCGAAGTTAATTTATTATCACAAGTTAACATTGCTGATCTAGTGTTTAACATAAACGCACCAGAGTTTTGAAATGCTGATATTAAAGAAAGACCTGCTTCATCCTCAATAGCGCCTGCACGTGTAATAACTACTGTATTTTTACCAACGAATGTTTGTTCACCATCTTCACCATCATAATTATAAATTGTTAATGTATTTTTTTCTTCGTCTTTATCTGTAATGATTGAAAATTTGGTATTGATTATATAACAAGGTATCTTTTTTTTGGCACAAGACTTCTGTATAAAACTTACTGTAACTTCTTTTTTAGTTTTTTTATTACCAGTTTTTTGTCTTTTTACTTTTGGAGAAGATTTACTGATAACAACAACCGTGATAGGATCGTTTTCATCTTGTTGTCTTGCTTCTTTTATAAAGTCTTTAAACTTTGATACTTGCATTTATTCACCATTTGTTTCATCATCTTTAGTAATTTTTTTACCAATATTATATTTTGCTGATAATATCCAATCTTTCTTTTCTTTAAAAGGCAACACTTTAATTTGACTTAAAGGTGCTTTGTTTTCCGCTTTTTCTTTATGTACAATATCAATTAAATTCCAATCTGCTAATAATATTGCAATTGTATTTCTTCTTTGAATATCGTTTTCTGATAATGTAGCTGTCTTACCATCAAGAGCAAATAACTCTTTAAAATGTACAATATAATATTTACCTTGTTTATGTAATATATGACATGACTGAAATAAAGTCTTGTCTTTTCTGGATGCTACACCAATTCTGGTAAGTGTTTCTCTTACTTTTAAAAAGTCATCAGGCTGTTTGATTGTTACTTCTAACATGTCCTCTATTGACCATTTAATATTTTCTACCATTAATCTCTCCCACCTTTGTCTAATTTTTTCTTAATATATTCAAGTTGTTCTTTGGTCAATAAAGTTAAGGCCTCTCTTGCCTTTTCATTGCTATAACCATAGTATTCCTTCACATACTCTAAATCTTTTAATTTGGCTTGTGATAACCACTTGCCACCAAATCGCTTCTTTTTTCTGATACTATTTATTAAAAAATGAAATTGTAGTTGTTTAGGTAAAAAATGAAGGCCATTCATTTCATTGGCTGGCATTACCGTATCCCAAAACATAGAAAGACAACGATTTATAACATAAGGTGGGTACTTCTTTTCCCACGTTGCGTCATCTGTGTCTAATAGATTTTCTTTAGTTTCGTTGATCGCTTTTAAATAATCTTTTAATTCGTACATATAATTTTGGAGCGGACAGTGGGGCTCGAACCCACGACCTATAGTTTGGTAAACTATTGTTCTACCACTGAACTATGCCCGCTTATTTCTATCTTCCCCATCTAATTTTATTCCATACACGTTCATGGCACCAATATATAAATGGTTTAACTATCATTTCAACTGCTCCTATTCCTAAACTCACAATAAATTTACCTGTGATAGAATATGATATTACTATTGTTGTTAAGGTACCACAACATCTATAACTGTAAGCTTTAACAAAACTTCTTAAAGCTGTTTCTGAACTATTAAATTTCCAATTGTTTAAAAAACTTTTAAGTGTCATTTAAATTTACAACCGGCCATTATTTCGGTTAAGCAGGCCACCATATTGATTTCTTGGTCGGCAACAAAGGCCGCCTTGTATTGATAACCAGCAATAATTAATACTGCCTGTGGTATTGATTTAGGATCTAAAGATTTATAAAGACTGTCATAGACTTCTTTAAATACAGCACTTGTTTCTTTATCTAAGTTTTGTACCACCCATTTACGCATAGCATTAAAATCTTTTTCTTTTAAATTAACAATTAATCCTTTAATGCTTTCTTCTGATAGATTAAAAAGAATACCACTATCTATAGTACCACGAACAGAATATCTTTGTAATTCATTTATCGTTCTTCTAAAATCTGGATAGTGTTTTAAAAGAAGTTGTACTAAAATCTTTTTATCATATTTTACTTCTTCTTCTTTTAATATAACTTCAAGTCTTTTAAGAAAATCATTTTGAGTGATTGCCTTTTGGCCATTCACAATTCTAAAATCAACTACAGTACAACGACTGTGTAAAGCAGGTATGATTTTGTTCTTGTAATTACAAGTAAAGATAAATCTACAGTTATTAAAAAACGTTTCAATAAAGTTTCTTAATGCTGGTTGTACTGATTCGGCGTTCATATAATCGGCCTCGTCTATAATTACAACTTTATGATTCGCTTCTTTGGTAAGTGAAATGGTAGAAGCAAAGTTTTTGATTTTGTTTCTTAACGTATCAATCTGACGGCCTTCATCTGAACCGTTTATGATAATGTAATCTACACCTATTTCTTCACATAAAGCACGAGCAACAGTAGTCTTACCTGTGCCGGCTGTGCCTGATAATAATAGATTAGGTATTTCTTTTTTCTTAACGAACTCTAAGAAAGTATTTTTTAAATCTTCTGATAAGATACAATCTTGTATCTTTCTTGGTCGGTATTTTTCAACCCACAAAAAGTCTGACATAATATAATCCTCAATTTATTTTTCATAACTATAACTAACTTCGTAACCACCTTTACGGTCTGTCCACCAATCATCAACTCTTTCAGAATAATTAGCACAAGCCTCGTCTAACAACTCGTTTTCTTCTTCTGTTGGAGGTTCGCCCATAGGTTCTATCTCACTACCCCATTGTTGCTCTTGGTGTGATATGATTTCTTTTAGGCGTTGTACTGAACCGAATTGCTTTATGACTTCTTCATCAGGAAGATCACATTGAAATTCAGAAGCGACTTGATGCCATTCCGTTCTGGAGAATTTCATATTAGAACTCCGAATCTGGCTCTAATGCTATCCAATACTGTACTGGTTTACTTCTGTTTATAAAGTGACTAATCTTTGCTTTAGAAATTGCAACGTCATAATCATCAGAAATAATCTTAAAGTTATCTGCTTTAAAGTAAGCTGTAAACTCTTTATCAGTTTCACCTACGTTTAAAGAATAATCGTTTGAAGATTTGTTCTTTTTATCTGTTGCTACAAAAGATATTTTTTTACCATCGCCTTTAATAGCAATGTCTGGTAAATTTAATGTTGTAGCTGCTTTTTGTATCTTAGCAAAGTCATCTTTCTTTAATGTAAACGCCACTGTCTTATCTGGCATATTAATACCCTTTTGAGGTGATACTAATACTGATTTATCAGCAAAGAAATATTTAATTACTTGTTTAGATTTTTCATCAGAAATTAAAGCATAGTTTGCACCATTAACTTTAACAGCAGGTTTATCAAATAGTTCTACTGCTCTTAAAAATTCTGATAGATCATAGATACCAAATTCTGTATCAAATTTTTCTGTGATTGTTGCTTCTGCTAATATATTTTTCATAGCAGATATTGTATTTAACTTACTGCCTGGTTTAAAAAGAATATTGTTATTGATCTCACTAAAATTCTTTAAAATGGCCAGTGTGTCTGTGCTTAGGTTCATTTCACGTTCTCCTTATCATAGTTTAATAATAATATAACATAGTGTACTGCTTTAAGCAAGTCAGCTCGGTTATACCCGTTTTTCTTACCATACCTGCACAAGTACTTAATTGCGTTGGCGTGGCAAAAATCTTTTCCAATGTTTAATGTTTTAAACAAATCTTGTATTTGAAAGCCATCTTTACCTGTTGAGTAATGTTGGCCATACGTACCTTTAATGTACGTTAAGATTTCGTTTAATATTTTATCTTCATTATATTTCATAATATTTTGGAGCGGACAACTGGTACTGCCCCAATTTCTCTAACTTGGAAAGTTAGAATAATACTTTTATACTATGTCCGCAATTCCTAATCTAACATAAGTGGCCGAAAAAGTCAAGCGATTTCGGCCACCTATTAAAACAATTATATTTCGTTTATAGATAAAAAGTTTTTTTCTTTATCTTTAACGTTTTGACCTAAAAAGGCTTCAATATGCCAAGGCCATTTTTTATTTTTTTCTTTATATTTAACTGCTTTTTCTATAGCATTTTCTAAAGTTTTTATTTCTTGTAACATTTCGTTTCTTCTAGTTTCCAAGTTTCTATCTTCAGTTGGTGCTTTAGTATGACAAATAAAATATGAACCTTTGTCGGTTTCGTTAAATTTTTTTAAAGCATTAGTTAGATATTCGTACTCGTATCCTTCTAATACTGTAAAACCATATTTTTCTCTTTCAGAATCAAATTTACCTAAGCATACATATCCTTTTCTATCAAAATCTTTTTCAATAAAATTTTGAAGTTGAGATGCAGGCCAAGTTCTTATATCTGAATAGGCTCCATTAGCATTTACAGCAGCAGATACAACTTTTTTAAAAGTTGAAGGATGAATATTTTTAGTATTATCTATCAAATAATTTTCAATAGCATCTTGCGTATTATCTATTAATTTTTTATTAATTAGATAACCAAGTATGTTAATTAAATCATCACTTGAACTAGCTAGAGCTGGTGAGTGGTCATTTTCTCTTATTTGTAATGTTGACATAGCCAAGTCTTTTGCTATACCATTTATTCCTAGTTCATAAATGTCAAATAACCATTCAGTTATACCCGATTGAGCCATAGCTTCAAATCTGTGTGCTCCTCCTATTAATTCATATTCGTAAACAATACCATCAATAATTTGATGTTTTTTAACAACTATCGGTGGATGTTTTGAATAGTCTATGCCTTTTTTAAAAGACTCGGCCAAAAGATTAATATGATTTTGGTTTAGATATTTTTTTCTAGCTCTATTAAGAGTTTTACCACTAGCGTCTTTGGGTACGTATATCTTATGGGTGGGTATTAATTGTGTATCAACATATTTTGAACCAGGTGATACTATAATTGTTCTGGTTAACTTGTTTTTATCAAGTGTCATTTTTCCTCATTTGTTATAATTCAAAAAGGAGCATAATTGCAACCTATTATTTTGAATTTACATTATCATATTAAAATTATAATCACATATTATAAAATAATATATCCTATTTATAACACAAAAGGCCGAAAATGTCAACCACTTCCGGCCTTCTATAAATGATACTAATTATTTAATATCAATAGTTCTTGGTTTTTTTGTTTCAGGTATAATCTTCTCTAACGATACCTTTAATAGACCATCTTTTAATTCAGCGCCTTTGATTTCTACATCATCAGCGATTGTAAATGATCTTTCAAAGTATCTTTTAGCGATACCTTTGTACAGTGTATTATCTTTAACGTCCTCTTTATCAGATTTTTTAGATTTGATAGTTAACTGTCCATCTTCAAAGGTTACATCTATATCTTTTTTACTGTAACCAGCAAGAGCCACTTCAATATCATATTTGTTCTTAGATGTTTCTACAATATTGTATGGTGGATAATTTACTGTTGGAACTCTTAATCCAAAGTCGTCATTTAGCATTGACTCAAAGTGGTCAAATACATTATTAAACCCTATGGATAAAGGTCTTAGTTGATTGAATATGCTTAATTGTCTATTAGTCATTTTTATCTCCTTTTGTTAAGCAAGTTAAAATTGAAAGCCCACTATTGGCACTTTCAATATTATTTATATAGTCATTAGACTATACTTTGTCAAGTGGTAGTTTGTTTATCACGGAGTAAACTACCAAACACCGATTTGCTGATCCTTTAAGTAGGATCAATCTTTTTAACACCGATCAGGTCTTATGAATTGCCTAATCTATAATATATATACAGTTCAAGTATAGTGTTAAAACTAGTAACCTCTTAGATTTCTTAGTTCTTTTTGCTTTTTTAAATAGTTAGCTCGCATTTCTTTTGATTTTCTAACTCTTTTTTCTGATGGTTTTTCATAGGTCTGTTTCATTTTATACAGCCTTAAAACGCCATCTTTAAGCATTTTCTTTTTAAGAATACGCATCGCTTTTTCAACGTTGTTATTCTTAACTTCTACTTTTAAGCCCAATTTATATTACCTCCTTAGCATAGTTTTTATTTGAGCTTCTATAAAAAGTACCAACATTGGTAGTTTTATAATCACTGACACCTATATTTCTAAAAGGTATCATATCTTTTTTATCAAATTGGTAAACTAATTTAATAAAAGATTCGTTTAATGGTATATTAAACCAAAAAATGTTTTTGTACGGATCGTGTTTGGTTAATTCACCTGTTTTATATTTCAATTTATGCGTATCTGTAATCCAACTATGTACATCTTTAGCTTTTGCTTTGTATAAATTACCTTCATATTTAAATGATGGTAACATATTAGAATCTGCTTTACATAAAAACCATACATAACTTGTTTTTAATAGTTTGTCTATTTGTGCTTTTCTTATAGGATAAGATACTCTATGTTTTTTTACATAAGGAGTTTGTGTTTTAATTTCTCCTGAAAAATTGTCGCCTTTATATGAAAAATTTATATCTGCTTCTGAAAAGGGGTTTCCACTTATTCTTACATTTTCAGCACCCATTTTTTGAAAATAATAACTTAACAAGATTTCACCTTGTTTTCCTGCCATTTGTTTTTTTACATCATTAGTAATCATAATATATATTTTATTTTTTTGTTATACTATATAAGGTAATTATTTTTTTTAAAATTACAAGCCTTATTATCAAGTAATTTTAAAATGTTACATTTTTGCAACACTCTTGTTATTAGTAAAGAAGGCCAGTATTGTCTGGCCTTCTAGGACTATTATAATGGATTTTTGAAAAGTAACTATTTAAATAGCTACTGCTTCCTCCTCACCATCATTGGAATCCGTTTGAGATTGAGCCGCAACTTCTGACTGTCTTTGAGATTCTATGATCTGGTCAGCAGTAGCTCCTGCATCAACTTTAGTGTATAAATCTACAAATGAAGTTTTAGTATCTTCATCAAATCTATTTGTACACAATTCAATTGCTTTTACTTTATTACTAAAGATTGAGTACGCTTGTACTATATGTACTAATCTTCTGGTAGAAATAATCTCATCAACACCACCTTCAAAATAGGTTTTTCTGATGACATCAGCCCACGTAACAAGTTTATTTACATAGTTGGTATCTTTTTTACCTGTTGATTCTAAAACATTGTTTAATATTTTTTCTTCTGTTTTAGTATTAGGATACCTTTGTTCAAATGTAACTGGAAATCTTTCAAGGAAAGCTTCGTTAAGAATATTGGTACCGATAAACTTACCATCTTCTGAACCTTGACCTTTAGTATTGGCAGTCGCCACTACGTTAAAGCCATCTTTTGGTTTTACAAATTTGTTAATCTTTTTAACAAATACACCAGAGCCTTCTAAGATAGGTTGTAAACACATAATCTTATTTGAAGCTAAGTCAATCTCATCTAATAAAAGAAGAGCGCCTCTTTCCATTGCTTCAATAACTGGACCGTTCTGCCATACAGTTTGGCCATCTTTTAATCTATAACCACCTAGTAAGTCATCTTCGTCGGTTTCAATTGTCACGTTAACTCTAATACATTCTTTTTTGGCTTCGGCACAAGCTTGTAATATAGACATTGTTTTACCGTTACCAGATAAACCTGTAACAAACACTGGATAAAATTTACCAGATTTGATAATAGATTTAATATCAGGATAGTTACCAAATGGTACAAACACTGGATCTTTTTTAGGTACAATGTCGCCTGTAAGAGAAGATACTATATAAGCGGCTTCTTTTTTAATTTCAACATTATCATTAGTTGATTTAACAACAGCACTTTTTTTAATATCACCATCTAAAGGTAATCTAAAGGTCGCCTTGTCAACTTTATATTGTTTATCTTTAATTAACCATTGTGGAGCATATTTACAACCAAATTTTTTATTTGCTTGTATCAATTCCTGTTTAGTTAATACATCTTTGTTAAATAGGCCATAAGCGTACTTAACATATTCACGTTGTTTATTGTTTAGCATAATATAATAGTCCTTTTTTTATTGTTTATACATATAATATAACATAAGATTGTGTCAAAATTATGTCTATTTT